TCGCAATGCTGTTATACACAAATTATATATGATAGCAGAAAAGGAGTTAGCATGAATATAGTATATAATGGAACCTTTGATATAAGCCTAGGCAAAAGTCGTAAGGAAATACACTGGAAGAATAGTGAGATGGAATGGAGCGCATTCCTCAATCGAATTTCTCAAGCTCATCGTACCGCCGAGATATACTCAGAGTACATGTCTGCTAAAAAAACAAGGCAAGATGAAATAAAAGATGTAGGGGGATTCGTAGGCGGATATATTAATGAAGGACGGCGCAAGAGTGAGAATATACTACATAGGCAGCTTATCACTCTTGACCTCGATCATCTTACTGATACGGAGGTGTGGGACCAATTCAAAGAACTTTACCAAAACTCCGCCGCTATCTATTCTACGCACAAGCATAGCCCGGAGAATCCACGATTAAGGCTTATTATCCCTCTCGATCGCCCGGTTACAACGGATGAATATGTAGCTATTGCCCGCCGCGTAGCCGGGTACCTTGATATTAATCGCTTTGATGATACAACTTTCGAGCCCGCCCGATTAATGTACTGGCCTTCTACCAGCAAGGATGCGGAGTACTTATTCAACTATCAGGATGGGCCATGGATGAGCGCTGATGAGGTTCTTAACTCTTTCAGAAATTGGAGGGATGCTAGTGAGTGGCCGGTAAGCGATAGAACAGGAGAAGTTATTCACCGCGATATAAAAAAGCAGGGCGACCCAACCGAAAAAACAGGAATAGTCGGACTCTTCTGCCGCGAGTACAACATACATGAGGCAATAGAGGCTTTTATCCCAGAGGTGTACGATGCTACCGAAGATGATGACAGATACACTTATTCCGGAGGAAGCACATCAAGCGGACTCGTAGTCTATAGTAAAGGGTTATACGCATATAGCCATCACGGCACTGATCCCGCTAGCGGAAAGCTGTGTAACAGCTTTGACCTTGTTAGGCTTCATCTGTATGGTTTAAAAGACGAGGACGCGAGAGAGGGAACAGCAATTAATCACATGCCTTCTTACATAGCTATGTCGGAGCATGCTACTAATGATCCTCGCATTCGTCGCAGAATAGGCATTGAGAGAATCGAATCAAGTAAAGCCGATTTCGCGGAAGGATTCCAGGAGAATATAAATACGGAATGGATGGATAAACTCGAGGCAGATAAGAAGGGTAACTACAAAAATACCATCGATAATGTGCTTGTAGTACTTGATAACGACCCTAATATAAAGGGTAAACTATCCCTTAATCTATTCGAACAACGTGAAGTAGCTAAATCAAATCTCCCATGGAGAACCGTAAGCGGGGATAATTACAACCTCACGGATAAGGATGACGCAGGGCTACGCCACTACCTCGAGAAGATTTATAATCTCACCGGGGTACAGCGCATTAAAGATGCGTTTGATCTGATTGTAACAAAGAATCAATATCACCCTGTACGTGATTACTTAAACGCAGTATCGTGGGATGGAATAAAGAGGGTCGACACTTTACTTATAGATTATCTTGGGGCAAAGGATACCCCATACACTCGCGCAGTAACACGTAAAACTTTAGTTGCTGCCGTATCGCGAATATTCCTCCCTGGATGTAAATTCGACTACGTGCTTGTGCTCATCGGAGATCAGGGAATAGGCAAAAGCACACTTGTAAAGAAGCTAGGGAGTAACTGGTACTCCGATAGCTTTATAAGTTTGCAGGGTAAAGAGGCTTTCGAGCAGATCCAGGGTATTTGGATTATGGAGATAGCAGAGCTCGCCGCATTCAAAAAAGCGGAGATGGAGCAGATAAAGCACTTCATAAGCAAAGGAGAAGATCGTTATAGGGTAGCTTATGGTAAGCGCTCTGAGAACTTCCCACGTCAATGCATCTTTATTGGCACTAATAACAAGCGCGACTTCCTGCAAGATCCTACCGGTAACCGCCGATTTTGGCCAATAGATACCCACATTCAAAACCCTGTTAAAGATATCTTCAAGATTAACGGTTCTGAGGTAGATAAAATATGGGCGGAGGCCTTACTTATGTATAAGGCCGGAGAATCAATACATCTCGATCGTGATCTTGAGCTTGAGGCTCGTAAGAGTCAGAGCGACCATTCCGAGGTCGATGATCGTAAAGGGCTGATAGAGAGATACCTTGATACCCCCCTGACTGCTGGCTGGTATGATATGGATATTAACCAGCGCAGGTCCTTCCTGCAGGGGGATGATCTATCACCAATCGAGGGGAAGCAACTTAGAGAGCGTGTATGCATCGCCGAGATATGGTGCGAGCTCTTTGGAAGGGTACAAGCCGATATGACTCGATACAATACGAAGGACCTGCACGCCATTATGAGGGCTATGGAAGGATGGGAGGAGTCCAAAAATGGGACAGCCAGATTCAAAAATTACGGCATTCAGAAGTATTATAGCCGGAAATTTGTAAACAACATCAAAAATCTTGTTTACAATTCTGAAAAACTTGTTTACAAATCTGACGAGGAAATTGTAAACAATGTAAACAATGTAAACAAGGATAAGAATTCATTGTTTACACCTGAAAGCCCCGATACTGTAACCCCTTATTGATTTGTAAACAATGTAAACAATAAATACTCTATTTAAATAAAACAGTAAATATGAAAAACACGCCCCCGTAAACGCGTATAAAAACGCACGTATTCACGCGTAAAAGTCTTGAACCCTCTTGTTTACAAACATTGTTTACAAATTAAAAATTGTCCCATATCGGGGCAAATAAAAAAAGTAAGATGAGCATAGAAAAAATACTCGAGCCGCGCCTCAGGAATGAGGTAAAAAAGATGGGAGGAATAGCTGTTAAATTCACGAGTCATATTACTACAGGTATGCCAGACCGCATGATTCTGATGCCTGGAGGACGTATCTACTTCGTAGAGCTTAAGAGCACTAAAAAGAAACCAACCCCGTTACAGGCATTACATATCCGTACCCTTCGCTTAATGGGATTTATATCAGAAGTCATAGATGATAGAGAAGGGCTCGATATTTTCTTGACAAAATTACAGGAGGATAACAAATGACAATCGAAAAATTAAAAGAGGACCTTAAAAGTATGGCCCCCAGCACCCCAAAAGAGATAGAGGTTTCTATAAACTATCTTCGCGCTGAGATAGATAAAGAGAAGCAAATGTCAAACCGAGTTACTGCGCTGGACCTGATGGAGGCCAAAATAGGCAAACTTGAGAGGTTGTTAAAGATATGATCTACATACCGCACGCATATCAGCAGCATGCCTCTGAGCATATCATAAATAATCCATATTGCGGATTATTTCTTGACATGGGGCTTGGCAAAACAGTATCTACCCTTACCGCTGTTGATCAGCTTATGAATGTTTTTTGTGAGGTCAACAAGGTTCTGGTCATAGCCCCGAAGCGGGTAGCGGAGGATACCTGGTCAACCGAGATAAACAAGTGGGACCATTTGAGACATCTCAAGATCTCTATCGTATTAGGATCAGTGCGTGAGCGTAAAGAGGCTTTGACAAAGAAAGCGGATATATATGTGATCAATCGTGAGAATGTGCCATGGCTTGTGGCTCAGTATCAATCAGCTTTCCCATTCGACATGATTGTGATCGATGAGCTATCCTCTTTTAAGAGCCCTAAAGCTATAAGATTTAAATCGCTTCGCATGGTCCGGCCAAGAATATCACGATTAGTAGGGCTTACAGGCACACCTGCCCCAAATGGTTTGATAGATCTTTGGCCTCAGTTGTATTTAATAGATATGGGAGAGCGACTCGGTAAGACGGTTACGGGGTATCGCGAGAGATACTTTAACCCAGGCAGAAGGTCAGGGGCAGTGGTATTTGATTATAGGCTCCGTCAGGGTAGCGAGCAGGAGATCTCCGCAAAGATATCTGACATCTGCATAAGCATGAAGAGAAAAGACTACCTCAGTCTTCCTGATAGGATCAACAGAATTGTAGAGATACGATTGCCTGCAGAGATACAGGCAAAGTACGATGATTTTGAGCGGGATCAGGTAATGAGCCTCCTGAGCAGTGATAATGAAAGAGAAGAGATATCCGCAACATCTGCAGCAGCGCTATCAACAAAGCTCCGACAATTCGCAAATGGAGCTATATACGATGATGAAAAAAACTGGCATCCGGTACACGATATAAAGATGGAGGCCCTCGAAGAACTTGTAGAGGCCGCAAACGGGCAACCGGTACTTATCTTCTATGCTTTCAGGCACGATCTCGAGCGAATACAGCAAAGGCTTAAGTCGTACAAACCCCGCCAGCTTGATAGCTCTGAGGATATCAAAGCCTGGAATGATAAAAAAATAGAGGTATTGCTCGCGCATCCTGCTTCGGCAGGGCATGGATTAAATCTGCAAGCCGGTGGTAATATCATAATATGGTTCGGCCTTAACTGGTCCCTCGAATTATACCAGCAAGCAAATGCGCGTCTCGATAGGCAAGGGCAAACAAAACCGGTTATCATTCATCACATGATTACCGTTGACACGATCGACACAAAGATAATTAGATCCATAGAAGGTAAAGCGGTAACGCAAGACGCTTTGATGGAAGCTGTAAAAGCTATTCTTGAAAAATACAAAATATGAAAACCGACAAAATAACACTAACGCGTGAGCAGGTAGAGTTAATAAACGCTTGTCTATTAGACATCGTGAGAGTTGCAGATAGAACAACATCAGGCAACATAGCGCATAACAGATCCGCGATAAGCGCAATGGCGCAGCAGGGCATCAACATTCTGAACAATGATATGAACTTTAAAGAGTAAATCGCTTAAATACCCCCTGCGCGTAAGATGCGTTACGATGCAT